CATGTTTAACGAGATATTCTTTGTCATCCTCAAATACCCGCCAGACATGATCTACCGACCCACGGTTTTTCAGCCCTCGCGTTGTATTAAACCGGATGCGGAAGTGTGCCATCAAACTACCTCTGCGGTATCAGGAAACTCGGTAGGTTCTACGTATGGGCGAGTATGGATGTTCAGATGGATAAAGGTAAACGGCTTCAGTGATGGGTTCCGTGTAAAGCTGTGCGCAAGCCATGACGGCGTGAACATTAAAGTACCAGCCTCAAGGTCAAAGTTAACCATTCTGGTTGCTATGGTTATCTTACTAAGGTCAGCTTCGGGCAGGTTAGATGCAATTCGCATTGAGCGTGGGTCGTGGATAACCAACTTCGGTGCGTCCTTTGGGCACTCAAGGACGTAGAAGGCTACAAGGTCGCAGTCGCTGTGGCTGTGGTATTCCATGGAAGAAAGTTTGTGATGCTCCTGTACCCACGCTTCTGTAAGATGCGTAGACATTCCCTCCATCTGGTAGCCTTGCTCACTCAGAAGGTTCCACGCTGTGTTAAGTACGTAGCCAAAGAGCGGTTCTAAGTCGGTACTGTCATACAAATTACCATGCGCCATTGGATATATCGGATTGATAGCCCCGTGGGCTTTCAGCGCTTGTTTGCTAACTTTTCGAGCAACGTCGAGAAAGTCAGGCTTCTTGATGCTGTATACAGGTGATACAAAATATTGCCATTGGTCGAGTACATCACTCATAGGGTGTGCCTTATTTAAACGGAGGGCCAGAGACCCAGACCACGATGGTTTTGCGGATTCCGCGTGTAACGGGTGTAACGCGGTGTAGCGTGTAAGAAGGGAACGCAGCCACCAACCCTCGCTCACGCTTCACTGGTGTGGGGTCTTTCTCCCTATGTATCTGCAATTCGCCCCCATCGTACTGGTTAGGGTCGGTAAGTTGCAGAACAAGGCTAAATTTACGCGGCGCATCATGGTTGGAGCCAGCATCGACATGCCATTCATAATGGTCACCCTCGCCGTCGTATACCGTAAACTGCATATCTTCGACAAAGCCAGTTAGGTCGAACCGGTAGAACATGGCATTAAGCTGGCGCGATATCCATGCCAGCTTATCGTAGAACCACCCTGTATCGGGGTTAGAACTGATCCAGCCGACCTTTGACTTCCGGTAATCAGCAAAGTCCTCACTTTCAGTGCTGCCCGTAATTGTGGCCTTATGTTGGGGTAGCGCATCACAATACGCCTCAATCCTGTCCAGTTCCTCTGGGGTAAAGCCGTTCTCCCATATAACGAACGGCTCATGCTCACGGGTGGTTGGCGGCATGGGTGCAAACGTATAGAGCGACATATTAAAGCTTCTTGTGCAGGTTGTCGCGGTACAGGCTTTCATGGACCTTATTGCGTCTATTCCGCAGCTTTTGCGTTTCGACTATTTCTTCTGCCGTAAAGACCCGTGACCGGTGTTTTGGTAGCAGCGCGTCTTTGCGGATTGGAATAACCTGCGCTAGTGGCGTCCCTGCCGGAATGATTCCAGAGAAGCCTGCCTGTTCAAACGTAAACGGGAAATTGATGAACTCCTGCCCCGGATACGGCGCGTCCACAATACCACTAAATATTGTGAACCTATTTTCAGTGCGGTTGAGGGGCGGCACAAAGAGCAGTGAATATTCTGGTGGAACCTTAATCATCCAATAATTAAGGAACTTCATAGGTGGCTTCGGCACCGATGGGTGCGGGCATTTGTCGGATGAGATTTGATTAGGACCGTGGGTCTCGACCATTGTCTTATGGAACTTCCACTGAAAGGACACGCCTGAAGCATCGTCGTTGGTCACGAACTCTACGTCAGCGGCTAGCGGAATGATGTAACCCACGCACAGCGCATCGAGAAATGGGTTGCAGCGTTTCACTGTTGAGGTGTTAAACCCACCATTCCCCAGCTTTGTTGGCAGAGCCTTAAACCAATCTGGGATTTCTTTCTTCGCAGGGTACGGCGCTGGGATAAGGCCGTAGTCCTCCTCCGCACACAGAAACTCAATATCTTTCGATTTGAAAATGCTTCGCAGCATGGTTGCTCCTAGTTCTGTCCGTTACCCGGCTTATAACTGATGCGTCCCTTTTCCACCTCCGCCATGCACCTGTCAACCTCTTGTTTGCCGCGCAAGATGTGGTCATCGTGCAAGTTAAGCTTTTCGCAGTTATTAATCCAATCGCGCTGGTATTGGGGAAGTCTATCGAAACACCCCATCACAATCTTTAGCCTAGCGTGGTCCATTACCAGTTAACGGTGACTTGGCCTGCCGCGCTCCCGCTACCGACTGTTACTGGTATCTGTTGGAATGGCCAGACTTTAGCTGCATTTGCACTGTTGGTTGAAGCTGTCGAGCCTGCATTACCTGATCCGCCAGCATTGAACGACCCAGCATTACCCGGTGTAGCGCCCGTGCCTGCGGCTCCTGTCGTACCAGCATTACCTGCAACACCAGCATTACCCGGAGAGCCTGCGCCACCTGAAGTGGCCCCAGTACCTGCTGCGCCTGTCGTGCCGGGGTTACCTGCAACACCAGCATTACCCGGAGAACCCGCCGCGCCATTAGTGGCACCTGTACCAGCATTACCTGTATTACCTGCATTACCATTAGCGCCTGCGCCGCCTGCGCCACCGGGGTTACCCGCAGTCGCACCTGTGCCTGCGTTACCTGTATTACCGGGGTTGCCGTTAGCGCCTGCGCCACCGGGGGAACCTGCGTTTCCTGCTGTCGCGCCTGTACCTGCGGCACCTGTGTTACCTACGTTACCATTAGCGCCTGCGCCACCGGGGGAACCTGCGTTTCCTGCTGTCGCGCCTGTACCTGCGGCACCTGTGTTACCTACGTTACCATTGGCACCAGCATTACCCGGAGAGCCTGCACCACCAGCAGTAGCGCCTGTACCTGCGGCACCTGTGTTACCGGCAGGACCTGTGCCTCCAGCGTTACCGGGGTTGCCGCAAGCAGCGCCGCCGCCGCCGCCGCCATTACCACCGTTACCGTTGGTCCCCCCGCCCGAAACAGTGCCCGCATTACCCGATGCACCGGCATTACCCAAGCCGAAAGCGCCGCACCCACCAGCACCGCCACCGCCGCCTCCGCCACGAGAGCCTGCATTACCAGCACTACCGGGGTTACCAGCATTACCACGAGGTCCGCCAGCACCACCATTGCCGTTAGTTCCGGGATTACCTGCGTTACCTTGGCCACCGGGGTTACCCGCTGCGCCACCGTTACCGCCAGCACCTCCAGCGCCATTGTTGCCGGGGTTTCCGGTCCCGCCGATACCACCGGGGTTACCTGCCAGACCGCCGTTACCACCAGCACCACCAGCGCCGTTAGTTCCGGGATTACCTGCGTTACCTTGCCCGCCGGGGTTGCCAGCAGCACCACCATTACCTGCGGCACCAGCAGCACCATTGGTACCCGGATTACCTGCGTTTCCAGTGCCGCCGGGATTCCCTGCGTTACCACGGGCACCACCCGCACCACCAGCGCCGTTGTTACCGGGGTTACCTGAGTTACCTATGCCACCGGGGCTTCCTGCCGCGCCAGCATTACCACCAGCGCCTCCGTTACCGTTACTGCCGGGGTTTCCAGCATTGCCAGTACCACCGGGATTGCCCGCTGCACCAGCTACGCCATTACTACCTGTACCAGCGTTACCACCGTTACCACCTGCGCCTCCGGGCATTGTAAGGTAAGAACCAAAAGATGAGACATTTCCAGTATTACCAGCCGCGCCGGGATTGCCATTTGCTGCACCAGTTCCATTGTTACCTGCTGCACCAGCATTACCCGGAGACCCAGCACCGCCATTAGTTGCGCCTGTACCTGCTGCGCCTGTCGTACCTGCGTTCCCATTGGCACCAGCATTACCCGGAGAGCCTGCGCCACCACTAGTCGCACCTGTACCTGCGTTGCCTGTCGTACCCGCGTTCCCATTGGCACCAGCATTACCCGGAGAGCCTGCGCCACCATTGGTGGCACCTGTACCGGCAGCGCCAGCCGTGCCGGGGTTACCATTAGCACCTGCACCGCCCGGAGAACCTGCGGTACCGGGGTTAGCTCCCGTACCTGCTGCACCAGTATTACCTGCGGTACCCGCTGCACCTGCGCCGCCCGGAGAACCTGCACTACCAGCCGTGGCACCTGTGCCCGCTGCACCTGTGTTACCTGCGGTGCCGTTGGCTCCAGCATTACCGGGAGAGCCTGCACCACCAGCAGTAGCGCCTGTTCCAGCATTACCTGTATTACCTGCGTTACCATTAGCGCCTGCGCCGCCTGCGCCACCGGGGTTACCAGCTATACCTGAGCCGCCACCGCCACCACCACCGCCACCGTTGTAGCAACCAAAGCAGCAGAAAAACCCATCCCCGCCGGTACCGCCGCTACCCCCGCCGGGTGTGCCACCGGCTCCACCACCAGCGCCAAATATCCCATTAGCGGTGCCGCCAGCACTACCACCGGGGTTACCAGCACTACCACCGACACCCGGACTTCCGGGACCGCCACCAGCGGTGCCGCCGCCGCCGCCATTACCACCGCCACCACCATTACCACCAGCACCACCAGCGCCGTTGTTACCGGGGTTACCAGCATTACCTGTGCCTCCGGGGTTACCAGCATTACCTCTTGGTCCGCCAGCGCCACCAGCGCCGTTGTTACCGGGGTTACCAGCATTACCTGTCGCACCGGGGTTACCTGCGTTACCACGAGGTCCACCAGCGCCGCCTGCGCCGTTGTTGCCGGGGTTACCTGAGTTGCCTATCGTGCCGGGGTTACCAGCATTACCACGAGGTCCACCTGCGCCACCAGCGCCATTATTGCCGGGGTTGCCCGCATTTCCGGGAGTGCCTGAGTTGCCTGCGTTACCACGGGCACCACCTGCACCACCATTGCCATTGGTACCCGGATTACCGGCGTTACCTGTGCCTCCGGGGTTACCTGCCAAGCCAGCCGCTCCGCCTGCGCCACCTGCGCCATTGTTGCCGGGATTACCCGCATTACCAGTGGCACCGGTGTTGCCTGCTGCGCCCGCAGCGCCTCCCGCACCGCCATTACCATTGGTACCCGGATTTCCGGGGTTTCCAGCCGTGCCGGGGTTACCAGCGTTGCCAGCGTTACCCGCGCCACCGCGCCCTGATAAATTCACACTATGCACACCGGTAGGCACGATAAAGGTGCCCGGTGCGTTGAACACCTGACTACCCGAAGCCGACCCTGTGGCATTCATGTGATTTAAGGGCATTTTACTTGCCTAGCTGACAGAGGTCGCTCAGGTTGGAATTTTGGATTGCTTCAAGTCCATAAAGAAGAACCATAGGCATGCTGTTTGCCGGAAGATCGTCATGCACTTCAGTGTAATACACAAACGGAAATGCCGCGATATCTTCCGTCTTGCCGATGAACGCCCATGAGTTCAGCGGGGCGAAGCAATCTGCATGGTTGTCGGGGTTAGCGTAGTTCAAGTGAGTGAAGTCCGTAATGCCTTGCTCAGCAAACCAAGCGATAGCCTTGGCACTGTCGCTATCATCAGACCCGGCTTCAGCGCTGTAATCCTGATCCGTGTACAGGTAAATTTGTTCGATTTTAGTAATAGCCATTGCAAATCCTCCTTACATGTTGGCCAGTGATAGCGCACCGAAATAGGTTGTACCGCCATTTACGGTAATGAAGTTTAGAATGTCCGTTTTGGTAGCCGTTGTAGTCAACGTAGGTGTCGAAGCGTTGGGGTACTTTACCGATGCAGGCCATGTTGCCGTGCGTGACCCAGTAGCATCCTGTGTTAGGATAAGCATGAAGCTGTACGACACACCTGAAGCCGGTGGGTTGGTGAACGTAAACGTGCAGTTGCCCGTCATCGTGATATTGAAGATGTTGGCCGTGGATAGGTCAACTGTGTACGCCGTGCCGGACGAGGCAGCGGTTACGGTTTCCCGGTAACGCTGCATTTTCACATTGGTTACATCGCCGCCTGTAATGGCAATAGCAGATGCGTCTTGTGTAGATACAGTGCCAAGGCCAAGACCCGTGCGCGCCGTTGCCTGCGTGGTTCCACCCGTACCGCCATTAGCTATGGCAAGGACAGCCGTACCTGCTGCAATAACTGAGCCATCCTGATATACCGAGTCTTCGGACGGGTAGGTAACAAACACAGTAGACGTACCTGCAAGGGTAATCTTAGTTGTGCCACCCGCACTAGACGACAAGACTGTTGTACGTGCTAGCGTAGTACCAGAAGACGTATAGGTACCGATCCCGACTTCCCAGTTATTCCCGCTAGTAATCGTGTAGTACGTGGTGTTGCCGTTCCCGATAACCGCAAACGACTGGAAACCAGCTACGGCACCAGCAAGAGTTACCGTGCCAGTGCCTGTAGTGGTAGTCGTTTCTTGTACGCGGTTAGCGAGGACGAGAGCCATTATGCAATCCTGATGATAGCCGAGGTGTTGTTATTCGTCGGGAAGATGATGGTAAAATCACCTGCCGTCGAAGTCTTATCTGAACCAAAATCAAGCACAGCCACAGAAGCATTGGTCAGCGTGGTGTTCGCCGTGCCATTAGCCGATGGGGTTGTGTTGTAGATCAACGCGCCGCGAGCCGTAACCGTAGCATTCGTGAATGTTAGGTTGCTGAAGGTTGTGAAACCTGTACCTGCCGAAGCGTTGGTATTCGTAGCGGTCACGCCACCATTGGTCAGCGCAGCGCCGCCAGCGGTATAGTTCGTGCCGGTGCTCTCGTTGGTAGCCGTGTAGGCAGTCGTGTTGGCATCAATCGAAGCCGACGAGGTGTACAACGCTAGTTTGAAGGTGTCGCCACCAGTGTTACGGAAATCATGGACAGCCAGCAAAATTTCTGCCTTGAAGCTGGTTGTCATAGCTTGGGTAATAGCCATGGGTATTCTCCTTACGTATCAATCAGTTTTACAAGCTCAGGAAACCCAGCTTCGGTAAACTTAGCTGCCAGAGTTACGTTGCGCGAGCGCATGGCTTCACGCATAAAGTAGATGAGCACTTCGCGCAAGTTTTCTTGGAAGGCACGGGCCTGATCCGCAATTACTGGGGGTGCGTTGTCACCTACGTTAATAATTTGATTTAAAGCACGCTCAGCAAGCTCTTCAGCAGAAAACCCACGGTTGTTCGTGGTCATTACCTGCACAGTGCCTAAGGCGGTTTCGAGTTCAGTAATCATCGTACGGGATACCTAACTTGTGGTGTACGGTACATATCCTGCCTGTTCTTACCCTCGCCAAGCTGCTTGAGCATTGCCATAGCTTCGTCGTACCGTTTCTGGTACCCCGCTATAACATCCGTTTCACCTTTCATAAAGGTGTAAGCTTCGAGCAGAGAACCATAAAGCAGCACGCTGTCAAAATTGTCGCCCAGCCATGACGTACCTGCCGTCACAATCGAAGCTGGGTAATAGAAATAGTGAAGCTCTACGTTATAGTTCTGGTCGGGTGTAGGCCCGAGAATATACGAATTTTCGTCGAAATAGGCGTAGCAGTAGGGGATACCCTCATCGTTGGGGTTAGGGAACGACTGCCGAATAAAACTGACGTCCTTGTTGAGCATATACTCATAACGTCCGGTATCGTCGATAACCGCCATGGAGAAGTTAGCCAGCCAGTCTGTGGGCACCGCAAGGTATTTGTTACCTGCCGTCATGTTGCCCGTCACGTTCTTACGCAGGTCAAGCAACTGCACCGTGTTAAAGATGCGCTGCTCAGCCTGTTCGATGAACGTGTTGATCTGTTCGGTAGACGTCAATGTAACCGCGCTGGAGCCGTCAGAGCCGGTCCATGAGGTATTGGGGAAGTCGTTTTCGACGTACCCCTTAATCGTCTCGAACAGTTCAGCGTAGTTCATTAGCCCATCTTCTTGCTATGCCCAGTACCCTTGGTCGCTGCACCCGTACCACGGGTCTTCTGCGTCTGGGTATTGGCGATCTTGTTCGGATAGCCGTTGTTGCCGAGGTCGGCCTGTGTGTAGACCTTAGGTTGCTTATAATCAGCCATTTTTATTGACCTTTCCCATGTCCTTCTTCGGCTTGCTGCCGCTTTTCTGGTTCGCAATCTTTGCCAGATTACGGCCCATGCTCAACATCTGCTTGTTTGTCTTGCCACCTTTAGCCATCTTAATTCTCCGTCTCAATCGTTACGGTCCCTACTTGACCACTCCCTAATAGCGTATTTGGAAGTCCAAATAAACCCAAAGGATTATTTAGGCCGACAGGTGCCCAACCCCACTGGATTACGCGGCTACCACCTGATGGTCCACCAAATGCCAGCACGTTATCATTAGGCACTTCGCCCTGTGTTTCTTCTTGGAGGCCGGTCAAGCCGCCTTGGAGATATGTGGTGTCAGGGCGCGGGTTACGCAGCGCCTGAGGATCATCAACCGGATACATACCGAGTTGAAGCTGTGGTTGATCTGGTTCCCAGCAGGACGGGCACACGAGGATATTGACGTTCTTCGTCTTGATGACGAGACGCCGAAGCTGCTTCAGCTTATATCGAAACCCGCAGCGGTCACACTGCGAAATTGCCCATTTACCGGAGGCAAACCTATTTGGCATGCTATCTCCTTAATAGAACATCTGACGCGGTGCGATACGCAATGACGCCTTCTCGCGGTCCTCGTCGGCAGCTTGTTGCCACAATTCTTCGTATTCCATCTTAAGCATCTGGCTGCGCTCAAGCGCGCCGGGGATTTTCTTCGACAGATGATACGCTAGACCTGCCACCATGCACGGTAGGAAGCGGAATGGGATATCCTGCGTAGTAACGCCGTCACCAGCGTCCTGTAAACGGCGCAAGCGCCAGTAGACGAAGGTGTAATAGTTGGACTGCTCTGGGGCAGGCCATACGTTGATATTCGGATACGCCACCCCGGTGCTGGGTTCGGTCGCGCCTGACTGACGGTTGATCCACACTTGGATGGGACGCCCTTGGGCGTTCTTGTTTGGGATCGTCGAGTATGTGTCGATGCTGATACGGGTAATGTTGATATCCGTCTGGCCTTGGCCAGTCTGCGTGCGGATCACGTGATCGAGCAAGTCGATAGTATCTACAGGAAGGTCATAGACAATCTGCCCCTGCACCATGGGGATTGAGCCTTGCTCGATGGTCCACAAGTTAATGCCACGGTTTGCCCACTCAATGGTAAGCAGGTTCAGGCTACGCCGCGCCGTACGCAAGTCATAACCCGTCCGTAGCTCGGCACCACAGCGCTCGAACGCTTCCTCAACGAGTTC